GCCATTGCGCCGCCTGGGGTGGACGCTCCGCGCCCACCGGTCGCCGACAATATCGGATTTAGTCCAGCTGCCCTTAAATCAGCGACTTCTCGCTGATGGGCTGTGCTGGACATTCTTTGTTGGAATTTTCTCGAACGGCTAGCCGCTTTTGCCGAGAATATCCCCCCTACCGCAGCACCTAATGCTGATGAGAATAATCCCATCAGAAATGATCTACCATTCCTGGTACTCCGTACAACGGCATTGGTCTTGCGCATCTCATTGAGAAGTATGCGTCGAATAGGAAGTGTGGTTCCGTATCCACGGCTATCACACGATCGACTGGTGGACGTTCGGCTATAAAAACGTCGTCCAGCAAGGGTAGTGTTGCGAACTCTTGGCTAAGGTGCCATGAATCGAGTGTCGCTGCGTTATTTGAACGGAATTTTCCTGTTATAACGCTTGGTTTATATCGATATTCCGCATAGCGTTCCTGAAAGCCGAATACGGCTTCGTCCGCTGCCGCATCCGCTGTGCCTTGAGCGAATATCTCTTTGTTTAGCACTGACTGCTCACCCAGGTGCGCTAACACAGGATAGAAAAAATCGAATCGAGTTTTTCTTGAGAACATCCTGTTTAGCCCTTGCTGGTATGTGGTATCGGATCTAATTGCAATTAGTCCGATCAGCGTGCAGTGTTCAGTGAACGATTTAGTAAACCCATGGCCGGATAGCGTTGCTGTTCCATATGCCGCCAAGTTTCCTTGCGGCGATGCATCCGGACCCGATGGATCTGTTTCACTGGTTTGTGGGACCGGCATTACATTTACTGGTGTGCTTCCGCCACCCAAGTACTCCGGTCTCTGTAAGCGCATATCCGGGGATGATACCCCGAAATGTGCTTTTATTATCTCGGTATACCGAGTTCCGCCCCGAGCGTCCCGCTCTAATAGGCGTTGTATTTGAAATGCCTCACGGATTTCATTTATTGTTGCTGCTGTAGCAGTTGTTAGATCCGCGAACATCTTTTGATCTTCTGCGTTTATTGTGCCCGCATCTACTGATAATTGTGGCGTAGCTGCGTCCATATTCTGGAATTCTCCCGAGCCTTCGGAGAATATTCCTATGCTTGATCCTATATCTGCCGTTGTATGTATATCTGCGCTTGTTCCTAACGGTAGTAGAACCGGATCTCCTTTTTGCGGGAATGGTAGGCACGATGTGAAATAATCGTGTCTTTTTCCCCTTCTCCGCATTGGATAATCGGCCTCATCGTCTGGGCCGTCATCCGTATTTAATACTGGTGAATTTTGTAGGTTTTGGTCTCGAAACCACTCTGCATAGCATAAATTATATGCTCTGTGCCATAGTGCCGAGTGTTCGAGTCCTGGAACAGCTGTCGGTATTCCGAAATAATCGGACATTGATCCTGCTACGGATCCTGTACCTCCATCTGTTGTAATTGTTGGTATGGTGAAGTCTGTACTATCACCTGGATTTGTTTGTTCGCCGTTGAACTTTTCCCAATTGTCCCATAGGAGACGATTTGGTACGGCGAAGAAGAATGTTTCCATGAAGAGGTTATCCATGATTGGGAAGATAGGTGTTGCCAGTCTTGCGAAGCCTGTCATGTTCAGATTGAACGTATCCCCTGGCAGAGCCTCATCTATGAATATCGGGTATATTATTCCCGCTACGTCTAGCGTAGTTTTATATCCATGTGATCTATCGAACGATGATCGGGGTATTTCAGCCTTCGGTACTTGGCTGAATTGATGTGTCATTACTGACTGACGTTTATTTTCTCTTCCATGCATCATGATTTTTTAACCTCTCGGATTGGTGGGTCGTCGTATTTCGGTGGCTCATGATCTATGAGCCATGCCTTTGCTTCTTCGATTTTTTCCTCTTCGGATAATTCCTCGAATGCTTGATCGAAGTCCGATCCTGTTTTTATGAATTCTACACCAGTTCCCACTGATATGGGATTGGTTGTTAAGAATTTTGATTTATCGTCGTTCCATGAACCGATATGAAATAGTGTATAGTCTTCGGGATGTTTCCCGAATTGATGCGATTGATCGTTAATACAATCCGCGAATATCCTGATGGCCATGTCCTCATTGTGGAGGAAGAATGGCGTAAGATATGCATGTGCTTTGCTATCGTATATGGTGAAGATATTATGTTTCATATATTATTTCTCTGTTGATTTTTCGTCTGGGCTTTTTTTACGACTTCCCTTACTTTAAGTCGTTTTAACGTGTTATCTTTAATGTGTATTTCCGCGAAATCTTGCCTTCCTTGCTTAATTTTTTCGTATAGAGATGGATTCTCTCGTTCGAGCTGAGTATCGTAGTATTTCGGGGTGGAAACATGATGGTAGCTATTTTTCGACAGAATGATGATATCGTCTGAAGGGAATACATCCCCTTTGAACTTTTGATACCAGGAATTTCCAATCCCTGGTTTATTGGACATGGTTGCGTATTCCTGTTGAACGGCTTGAATTTCGCCGGTAACTTCGCATACTTTTTTGTAATGTTCATCTTTTTTATCCCCGTTGATTTTTTTGGTTATATAGCGTGCTACGTAGCCCGCTGAATGTAATGTTAGATCCATTACTGTTACGAATCCTTTACCCCATATTTTTTCCAGCTTCGCTGATTTGTATATATCGCCTGTTTCTTTAACTTTATATATTTCTAAGTCATCGAATTGATGACCGAATATTACGGCGTGATAATGGGGCCGGCCTAACCGGGATTCTAATTGTGATTTTCCGATATCTTCTTCTAGTTCGGCGTATTCGCCGCAGTGATAGAATCGGATTCTTTTAGGCTTCAGATTTTCTCTGAGCCTATACATGAATTTTTTGAAGTCTGTTTTGACGAGTGTGCCCCCATGGGGCAATTTCTCGTCATTGTAGGTCAGCGTTATTACGCAATTTTCTTCATGCATTTGTGCCTCATGCATTATGCGAACTGACCATTGTCTGGAATAATCTAGTCTGCAGCCGATACATCGCCCGCATTTTATCCAGACTGATTTTGTAGCGTCACCAGTCGGTGACTTATGGAATATTAACTGTCCCCCAGCTACGCTTTGCTTAGCCTTTATTGGGTGGTAACAAGTTATATTCTGTACCCGCCGCGCATTATTTTGCTTTGACTATTTTTGCGGTGGGTTCTAGTTGCTGTTCTGGTGAACAAGCGCCTTGATTTTCTCTTTGAGATTTTACGTCGAAATGCCATTGTGCCTTTCTCCTGGTTGTTTCGTGAGTTTATCTCACGTGGTACATATACGTCAAGTAGACTTATGTACTTTTTCACCCCAAACCCCTCGGTGTTTGATGGTTATTTTGCGCTTTTTTGTGTAATTGATTGCTGGTTTGCGCATTAGTGATATTAGGTGCATAGCCCTGAATATTATTTTCATTTTTTTGCCTCGCTCTCGCTCGTTTCTGTTTTTTCGACCTCTGATTCCTCTTTTATTATCGCTTCGCTCTTTTCTGCAAGGTTGGATGGCTCTGTTTCGTTTGATCGTTTATGAGCTAATCCTAATTCTTGCATTTCTTTTACATTTTTTTCGTCTTGGACGAATTCTAGGAATTTTGCCGGGTCGTTATCGAACTTTGTTCGTATTTTTGATGGTAGCTCTTGGAACATAGTTTGTCCTTTAGCTACTATTTGCATTGACTCTGTAAAGTCTGCTGCTGACGCGTATCCATAGGATCCTGCGTGTTTATTTACGTGGCTTATAGCCCCTGTTTTTGTATATTTATCAACAAGCTTGTTGATATCGCATTCGTCTTTGAACGATTGCTTTGTTTTTGTTACGCCCGTGAATTTTATTCTTACGGGCTTTTTTTTGCCATATGCCGTTCTCACTTTGTGGGTCATCTTTGCCTCTTAGGATTCACGTTTATTGTTAATGGCTTTTTTCTTCTGGCGTCGCCAGATTTGTATTTTGATTTGAAGGATTCTTCCTGGTAGTTTTTATTCATCCAACGATTTACATCCTTGGCTGTTGATACTCCAGATCGAATCATTTGGCCTAGAACCCCGCCTATTTCGGCGGCTGGTTCTATGGCATTTGCTTTCGCTTGATTTAATCCCGTTTGGGATTTTATTTGATCGATTTGTGCCCTGGTCATAGCCAGGGCACTGAAGTTTGGCATTGCTGCCATTGCGCCGCCTGGGGTGGACGCTCCGCGCCCACCGGTCGCCGACAATATCGGATTTAGTCCAGCTGCCCTTAAATCAGCGACTTCTCGCTGATGGGCTGTGCTGGACATTCTTTGTTGGAATTTTCTCGAACGGCTAGCC